AGGGTCCTCCCGGCGGTCCCTCTCTTCGTGCCACTCCTCCGAAGAGCCCTCCTCTGCACAAACGTAACCCTGTAAAATCGCTTGCAAAATGACAGTAAATTTCTCAAACTCGGGAGGGGTCAGGGGTGACAAACGAGCAACTGCCGGACAGGCAGCCCAGCCGCAGCGATCTGCAGCACGTCGAAACGGCAGTGAAACAAGGCTGGGACATTCCGGCCGCGGTGTTTTCCGAGCTGCCGCAAAAATTGTGGAAGATCGTTCAGGCCGGCAAACCACGCGAATCCATTCGAGCCGCAAACATTCTGCGAATGCTGAACGAGTCAAACGCACGGAGCATCCCAGCGGTGCACCTGCACGCACCGATACCGACACCACCAGCACCAGAGCCGACTCATGACGACGGACCTCAGGGACCTGCAGAGCCTTCTGAGCGAATCCAACGACTCCGAGCTATCCTGGCTGACTACCAGCGAGCGGCAGGCATTGGAGCGATTGTTATCGACCCAGCGGCAGAGCCAGCTGGACCAACGGCAGCAGGAGCAGGAAGCGGCAGCGGCTCGCCGCCGGCTGCAGAACCGGGAGAAGGTGGCACGCCACCGAGCAGCCCTGCGGGAGATCGGCGAAATTCCCGCCGTGGTCGACCCCGCAAAAAGGGCTCTGTGTGATCAATCGCTGAAGGCGTTTTTGGAGCACTGTTTCCCGGACATCTTCCACCTCGAATTCAGCACCGCCCACCTCGATTTGATCGCGGCAATTGAGCGGGCCGCAACCCATGGAGGCTACGAGGCTTTCGCGTGCGAGCGTGGCTTCGGTAAGACTCAGCTGTCGATCGGTGCCGCGGTGTGGGGGTGCCTGACCGGCAGGGTACGGTACGCCCTGATCATCGGTGCGAATGCCGATATGGCGACAGCCCAACGAGAGGGCATCAAGCGACGCCTCGAGACCTCGCCGCCCCTGTTCGATTTGTACCCCGAGATCTGCTACCCGATGCGGACGCTGGCCGGCAGCCAAAAAAACTCAGCCACCTACCGTGGTGAGCTGCTGCGGATCCGCTCCCGCCCCGATCTGGTTTTGCCACGCATCCCGGGGGCCCCAGGATCTGAGGCTGTGATTTCCTGCACCGGTATCGACTCAGGGTCGATCCGTGGCCGGTACTATGACAGGGCCGACGGAACCACCGTTCGCCCCGAACTGGTGATGCTGGACGACCCACAAGACGACAACACCGCGAAGCAGCCCAAAGAGGTTGAGTCACGCTCAAAAAAGATCCGACAGGCCGTGGCCGGCACCCGTGGCCCGGGCGAAAAACTGGCTATCCTCATGCCCTGCACAGTCATCGCGAAACGGGATCTCGCCTATGAATTCACCGACCGCGACCAACGCCCCGAGTGGTCCGGCCGCCGCGTTCCAGCCATGCCCCGCATGCCTGACGACCTGCAGCTGGATCACCCGCTCTGGCACCACTACGACGAGCTCCGCCGCGAGGATCTGGCCGGCGGAGACAAGGACCGCAAACGAGCGACGCAGTACTATCTGGACAACCGGGAGGCGATGAGCCGCGGGGCTGAAATCACGTGGCCCAGCCGCATTGAGAAGGGCTGCGCCGACGCCCTGCAGGGCCTGATGGACAAGTACCTGTCCGACCGCATGTCATTCCTCGCTGAGCAGCAGCAGGACCCGCAGGGCGATGATGATCTGTCGATCTATCTGGACTACGCCGGCATCCTGTCACGCTACAACGGCATCCGCCGCGGTCAGATTCCCTCACAGGCCTCGATTGTGCTCACTGGGATCGACGTTCAGGAGCACCTGCTCTACTGGACTCAGATTGCATGGTCCGATCAGCTGACCGGCTGGATAATCGAACGAGATACATTCCCCCGCCAGCCCGTGGCGGACTTCCATCACCTGCGACCGCCGCGGACGATTCACCAATGGGCCCGCACAAAATTCCCGTTGCAGCAAATGTCGTGGGAAGAGGAACACAGCGCCGCGATCGTCGAGCTGCTGGACAATCTCCCGCAGCCGAAGGGCCTGACATTCGGCCCGATGATGATCGACAACCGATGGCACAAGGCCCAGGACGTGGTCCACAGGTTGGCCTCAGACTCGCGATACTCCGGCCGCTTAATCCCGGCTGGCGGTCTGTTCATCAGCGGCAATGAGATCCCGATCAGTTCCCGCAAAATGCAGCCCGGAAGCAAACGCATCGACAAGGCAGTTGAGTGGTACACCAAACGCGAGGGCAGCAACCGCCGGATGCTGCTGTTCGACGCGAATTTTTACCGCTCGCAGCTGCAAAAGGGGCTGGCCGCCGACCCCGGTTTGCCGGGCTCGATCACATACAACGGCACCGCACCGGACACGATTCTGGCGAATCACCTCGCCGCGAAAGTCGTCAAAAAATCCGCCGAGACCAAACGCGAGGTTGAGGTGTGGCAGAACAAGCCCGGCATCGACCAGGACCACTGGCTGGACTGCTGTGTCCTGTGTCGAGTCGGGGCTGAACTGGCCGGATTTCGAGCCACTGGAGAACGCAAAACGCACGCGAAAAAACGCAGGCTGACTCAGGCTGACTTACTCGCAAAACTGGACCGCAAAAAATGACCCGACAGGAACACGGCTGCAATCTGCCAGACGAGTGTGATCGGTGCGGATGTCCGCGGTTCACCATCGTGAGGCAATACAAAACCCGCGGATTCATCAACGCGGTGTGGAAATGTGACTTCTGTCACGCTATGACTCGGACGCAGACAGAAAACAACTGGATCGCCAAAAAACGGGCTGAGGAGGCGCAAGACAATGGAAATAAACGACGCGGCAAACGCCCCCCTGAGAAGCGTAATTGGTGGTGAGACAATCGAGGAACACAACCTCAAGGACCGCATTGCCTACGAGCAGTGGAAAGCACAGCAGGACGCCGCCGCCGCCCTGCCTGATGGCCGTTCAATGATCCGCCGAACCCGACTCACACACACGAGACCCTGACATGGCACGCAAGAAAAATCGAGTCACCAAACAGGCCGCACGTGTTCGCCACGAGCGGCAGCGGGTTGCCCAGATCGTCGACGTGCAGCGGAATCAGGAGACGCTGAACGCGGCATTTGATTTCGCTGAGTTGAACCCCGAGCTGAACGAGCTGTTCGCGCGAGCGAAACACGAATCCGGCATGACTGGATACGATCGGCAGGCCCGCCGCACGCTGATCGACCGCAGCCGCTACGAGATCCTGCAGGCGAACAAATGGTTTCAGGGCTCCGCCAGAGCTGCGGTCACGTGGGTTATCGGCCGCGGACCATTCCTCGAGGTGAAAATACAGGGCAACGCCGAAGCCGCTCGCAGTGTTGAGCAGCTGTTTAATCAGTGGTTTCGACTGCGAAATGGACCACGCAAGTTGCGCGTTATGTGCTGGTCAAAAATCACCGACGGCACCGGCCTTGCGATGGTCACAAATTACCCTCAGGCGATTCCTGACGGACCGGCGACAGTACGCGACATTTCGCTGAATTTCGTGCCGTTTGAGGAAGATCAGATTCAACAGCCTTTCGCTGATTTGTACGGCGATGCATTCAACACGCGATACCTGCTGGACGGCAAGGAATTAAACGACCAGGGCGACCCGATTCGCTACTATGTCCTGCCCTATCATCCGGCCGATGAGCCAGCACTAAATCCGCAGCCGATCGACGCGGAATTTGTGATCGACGTCTGGGACTGGAAGCGACCCTCGCAGGGCCGCGGTTATCCCGAAATGGCGACGTCGATCGGCGAGGGGCCGATGCTGCGCACCTATGATCGGGCTGTGGTCGACGCTGCCGCAACGGCCGCGAAACACACAGTCCTGATCGAGACCAATGTCAGCACCTTCCCCGACGGTGATGAGAATTATGATCCGGTTGAGGCTGGGGCAACCATGCCAATCGGGTATGGCATGCAGTCGTTTTTGCCTGCTGGCCACAAGGCCACGCAGATGAAGCCCGAACAGCCCACAGCACAGCACGGGGATTTTGTCCGGACCAACACCGCCGGAGCAGCTCGACCGCTGGGGCAGCCCTCGCAGATTGCGACCGGGGACAGCGGCGGGATCAATTTCGCCGGTGGTCAGTTGGGCCGGCAGGACTATGAGGCGGACGTCGACATTCAGCGGCAGGACTGGGAGACACTGTGTCTCGACAAACTGCTGCGGCATTTCCTCAGCGAGGCGGTTTTGCTGGGGCTGATCCCGGCGGACATCGCCGAGCTCGCTGAGCTGTCGCATGAGTGGCGATGGACCCGCCGCCGGCATCAGGACACGAATCGAGAGTACACCGGACGACAGAAGGCCTGCGCTGCCGGCCTCACCTCTCCCGCATTCTGGCAGGAGGATGACGGTGTGGATCCTGAAGAGGAAGATCTGGCTTCAGCCCGATCCTACGGACTCACCATCGAACAATTCCGCGAGGCCCGATTCCGCACGCTGTTTCCCGAGGCTGCACTGGCAATTCTCGGGCCGGGACAGACACCACAACGCACCGCACCAGCACAGAGAGGACAGCAGCCCGATGGTCAGCAAACTCAAAATTGAGGCATCGAACCCGGTAAACATGCCGATCCCCGGCGGACTGGCGACACTCGAGACGATCGAAGCCGCCGGCGGCGCAAAGGTCCGCAAATTCAACCTGCTGGCATACACTGGCGGCAAGGCCTACATCCCCGGCCGATCCATGCCAGTGGTGTTCGATCTGTCGACCATGAAGTTGGTCGACGGCATGCCAGTGCCGCTGCTGCTTGACCACGACAACACGCAGCCGGTGGGCCATGCTGAGGCCATCAAAATCGGTGCGAGCTCGATCACTGCGACAGGCTACGCGAGCGCGGAAACCGAGTGGCGTGACCGCGTGGTGAACAGTGCCGCCAACGGATTCCAGTGGCAGCTATCGGTTGGCGTGGTGGTCGACCGGTCAAACATCCTGGAGATTCCAGAGGGCCGTTCAGAAAATTTGAATGGACAGCTGTTGACAGGCCCATTCTTGCTCGCTAGGCATGCCGAGCTAAGAGAGATCACATTCACCGCGACCGGCGCAGACGCCGGTGGAGCGGTGGCAAAATTAGCCGCCAGTTTTGGCACACTCGCACAGGAGCCGACCGCAGTGAAATTTTCTCAATACCTGACCTCGCTGGGGCTGACGGTGGCAATGCTGAGCGCTGACGCCCTCACCGCACTCCGGACCGCATGGAGAGGCGCCAACGCAGACGCCGAGGACGACGTTCCGCAGCCCGCCGCCGCTCCGGCTGCTCAGGGCGACGCTCAGGCCGCTCCGGCCGCCCAGGGTGACGCTCAGCCCGCAGCTGGCCAGCAGCAGGCACAGCCCGGCGACAATCGCCCGACGATCTCCCAGTATGAGCAGGACGCCGCAGCACAGGTGCAGCGAGTCGAAGCCCTGACCGCCCTCAACGCCTCACTGCAGCCGCCGGCAATCGACGGTCAGCCTGCACTGGCTCACGCGATCACCAACCGCTGGACTCCGGAGCGATTCGAGTTGCACGCTCTCCGCTCTCGCCGCCCTCAGGCTCCGGCTGTGCACACTCCGGCAGCTCCTGATCGTGATCTGATTCAGGCCTCGCTGGCGATCGCATTCGCTGACCGCCTTGGTGTTCGGCCTGATCATCCAGTCTACGAAGCCCGCGATTCGCGGATCTCGCTGAACGCCAGCCTTCGCCGGCCGGTGAATGATCAGTTCCGCCAGCGAGCAATGGATCAGGCTGACCGATACCGCGGTCATGGGATGGTTGAGTTGTTCGCGCAGGCTGCACGCCTCAGCGGTCAGGATCTGGCATCTCTTGGCCACTGGCGTTCTGATGAGTGGCTGCGAGCCGCATTCAGCAGCACGGCGATTACCGACATGTACACGCAGGCCCTGAACGCTCGCGTGATGGCATCGTGGGTTGAGCAGACCAGCGAGCTGATGCAGCTGGTCACCGAATCCGACGTCCAGAATTTCATGGCCGCAGAACGCAAGGCCTTGGAGTTGACCGGTGGTGCACCTCGCCCGCTCCCGAATCAGGGTGTGGCGAAGGACATCTCGATGAGCGCCAACGGCGAGCAGATCCGGGCGAAAATGTACGCTGACCGGTTCCAGTTCTCTGAGCAGGACCTGATCGACGAGCGTTTTGACACGCTCCGCCAGGCTGGTGCAGTGATGGGCCAGAGAAGCCGCCGCCTGCTCTATGACCTGATCGCCTACGTTCTCATCGCCAACCCGACGATGAGCAACACGCGGGCGTTCTTCAACACGACGGACGGGAACCTGCGAACCAGTAAGGCCCTGAACCGCGACAACCTGATCAGCGGCCTGACCGCCTTCGAGACGCAGCAGGAAAACGGGGTGAATATCGACGTTCGCCCGACTCACCTGATTGTGAGCCGAGCGGCCCGATTCACCGCCGCCGAACTGCTGAGCCCGTCTGCATTGATCACCGGCGAGAATGCGACCCGCAGCTCTCTGAACGTTCTGGCAGGCCAGATCGGTGGTGTGCTGAGCGACGCCCGAATCGACAACGGATTCACGGACCCGACCGACGCTGCCGACATTCCGGCGACGGTGGCCGGTGTGCCAACCACGTGGTGGATTGCAGACGCCACACAGCCGGCGATCGAACTGGTTTACGTGGCCGGACTGGGCCGCGTTCCACGTCTGCGAACCGGCACCCTTGGCAATGGCATGTTCGGATTCTGGTACGATTGCAGCATGGCCGCAGGCATCGCACCAGTCCGCCGCAAGTCGGTTCAGCGTAACAACGCCTGATCCTCTGAATTACCCTCCGGAAGTGTCTGAGACTAACCATGAAGCCCTGCCTGATTGAACGACGATTCATCGACGATGGCGTGACCTATGAGCCAGGGGATACCGCTAAGTTTGATGACGCTCGAGCTGTTCAGTTGGCCGCTTTTGGGCTGGTCTCAGACGCTCCGGAGGCTGCTTTCGAACTCAATACTGATCCTGAATCCACAGAACAAAACGAGGCTGAGACGCAGCCCAAACGCAAGAGGAGTAAATGACGATGGGCGCGACTGTGCACGGCGAATATTCGACTGTCGAGAATGTGACCGCACTGCGAGCTGTGAGCAGTGGTCACCTGCATGAGTGCCCCGATGGCCGCATCGGCTATTACGGTGGCACACAGAACGTGGCCAGCGGTGCGGTGATTCCGTCACTCGAGACCGAGGTGGTCCTGAAGATCACCGCCGGCAATTTTGCGGCGATCGCCGCAGGACAGCCGGCACGCATCAACCTGACCACGCAGAGTCTGGCACTGACTGGAACTGTGATCGGCACCTATGTGAAGGACAAGGCCCTGAATGCCGCGTTCGGAATCGTCGCCTTGAACAACGCTGGACAGCCGACAAACACCGCACAGATCCCAACGACCACAACGACCGTCTGATCAACCAATTGATCGAACGAACAACCCCTCCGCAGGTTGCAGTGCGAAAGCCTGCAGCCTGCTTTTTTTGAGACCACAATGAGCCGCCGAACTGAAGCCGCAGAGCACGTCAGAACACGGATAAAATCCGTGGCTGGCGACACTGCGACGATCACGCGAGGCGATGAAACGATTGCGGCGAACATACTGATCACCAAGGTGAGCAGCCGCAAGAATCTACAGTCGTTCGGTGGTGATTTCACTGTGGACTCGAATGAGCAGCTGTGGATCATCGGCCTCGATGTTTGCGGCGAGGATCTACAGATTGGTGATCTGATCACGGTGGATGAAATTGAGTATCGAGTCTGTGAGTCGGCAACGACTGGCAGACATTGGCAGTGGTGGAACAACGACAATTCGGCGAAGGTCTACACCTCGAGGCAGTGGCAATGAGCGTGGAGGAATTCGGTTTACGGATGACCGTGAAACAGGCGAAGACCCTGTTTCTGGATCGTCCCGCGATCGTGAGCCGCCTGGACAAGGTGGCCCGCCGCCGCCTCGCCACGTTCGGGGCCTACGTCATGCGAGTGGCTCGCAACTCGCTGGAGCCGAAACGGGACCTGCGAGCGGATGAGTTGCCGCAGGAAATTAAGGAACTTGTGGGTCTCGACAGATTCGAGCTCAAGCGCGACAAACGCGGGCGATTTTTGCCCGGTGCTCGCAAAGCTCAAGACGCGGAACTGAAAGACATTGTGCAGCCATGGCCGCAGACAATTTCGGCCCCGAATTCACCGCCGAACTACCGCAAGGATTACACGTTCAGTGGCAAGATTTTCAGCCGCTTTCGTGACCTGATCCTGTTCATTGTCGAACCGAATCTGGCCTCAGTTGTTATTGGCCCGATCATCTTCGACAACAAAGACATCCCAGGGCTGCTGGAGTATGGTGGGACCACTGTGGCATACCGGCCGCGGTGGTTTCTGGCTGAAGAAAACAAGGTGCGAGCATCGTTTGAAAAAAAGCCGGTTACCGTGGCTCCGCGGCCATACATGCGACCGGCATTCGATACGGCAATTGATCGACAGATTCCGAGGATTTTTAGGGACATATTCTGATGGCATACAAACACGGCCTTCGCGGCAAATTTTACGTTTCGGCCACACTGCATCAGGCTGGCACGTCAATCACGTGGTCCGAGGTTGACCTGACTGAATCCATCGGAATGGAGGATTCGCGAGCGGTTGCTGACGTGACCAACCGACGCGGCGAATTCACCACGCATGGAGTTGGGAAACGCACGCTGTCCTACACCGTGGCCTGCACCTACGATCCGGACGACGCAGCACAGGCGATTCTGTGGACCGCATACCGCAACGGGACGCCGATTGCAGTGGCCGACATGGATGGAGCTATTGCAACCGCAGGGACAAAGGGTGTTTTTGCAGACATGGTTGTGACATCGGCACCAAAGCCCAGCGATCTGGCCGCGTTCAATTCGGTCGAATTCACGCTGCAGCCCGCAGCCGTGAGCACGTACCAGCCGACGTTCCAGACGATTGCTGCACCGACGACCACGACTACCTGATTTGATTTTTGAATCCGTTTCACGCTCTCGGGGGAGCAACGATGAAACCTCAGCCAACCGTGCATTTTGTTCGCAACGCCGACGGCAGTTTGCAGTCATTCACGGCTATCCCATTCATGACTCTCGAGGAAGCTCGCGAGTATGGAGCAGCCAAAATTGCAGACCCGAATTTCATTCAGCAGCAGATTGCTCAGGCGTCTGCTGCGGTGAAGGAGGGCGACAGTGCCGCAGGTTAAACTGAAGCGCGGCCGCCAGCTCGAGTGCGAAGCCACGCTCGGGCTGTTGCGACGCATCAAACGGATTCATGGCATCGACCTGTTGAGTCGTGACGTGAAGGTCTTCGCCCAGTTTCTCGGGCAGTCTGATGTTTGCTGGCCAGTGGTCTGCGAATTCTACGGTCTGCAGACTGAGGCACAGCAGGAGGAACTGGCGGAGATTGCCACCGGGGCCGACGTCGCAACTCTGATCCGCGGAGTGAATGAGAGTCTTCGCGATTTTTTCCAATCAAGCGGCGAACCAGAGATGGCCGCCGCACTGGAGAAGGCGATCGAGACAGTACAGGCAGGACGGCAGACTCTCGCTCAGAGGATCACGGCGACGGATCTGGTGAGCGAGATGACGCGGGAGATCCTCTCGATGGATTTGAGCCCTGGGAACTCGTCTACGCCGCAGCCGGAAGGCTCGGACTAAGCCCCGATCCTTACACCTGGCGGGAACTCGATACCATGGATCGGGCCCGCCGGTGTGAGGAGTGGGACAAGGTTTCTTCGGTCATGGCTGTGACTGTGGACGTGTGGTCGAAACGGCCCGGTGACATGCTCAGATTCAATCCGTACAAAATCGAAAAACCAAAGCCGCCAAAACCTGAGGTCAGTCCGTTTTTGCGGTGGTTGTGAGGTTCACGAATGGCATCGAGTCGATCAGTACGAGCGGGCCGGGCATTCGTGGAATTCTTCCTCGAGGACAACCCGCTCAAGCGCGGTCTGACGGTGGCAGAACGCCGCCTGCGGCAGTTCGGTGCAAGGGTCCAGAACATTGGCCGAACTGCATTCGCTGCGGGGTTTGGTGGGCTCGCAGCCACTGCTTTGCCAGTGGCTCAGCTGATCCAGTTTGACGATGCGATTCGGATGACTGGAGCGGTCTCGCAGGCCACTGGAGCACAGCTCGATCAGCTCCGCGAAACAGCCCTCGAGCTGGGGCGGACCACGTCATTCACGGCGGTGCAGGTGGCTCAGCTGATGGGCGAACTCGGGAGGGCCGGTTTCTCTCCGGACGAGATCGACACAATGACCGCCGCGGTGCTAAATCTCTCACGAGCCAGCGGGACTGATGCTGTCATGTCGGCTGGGATCATGGCTGCCACGCTCCGCCAGTTTTCGCTCGGAGCCGAGCACGCCACCCGCGTGGCTGACGTCTTGACGCTGGCGGCAAACGCCACGTTCAATTCGGTGGACCAGCTCGGCGAGGCTCTCAGCTATGCTGGCCCGGTTGCCGCGGATCTCGGAATGTCCCTCGAGGATACAGTCGCGATCCTTGGCACACTTGGAAACGTGGGCATTCAGGGCAGCAACGCCGGAACCGCACTCCGCCGCCTTGGGACGATCACGGCCGCAGAGGCCGACAAAATGCGGCAGTTATTTGGGGTGGAATTTTTGGACGCCGCCGGCAATCTCCGGCCGCTGGTTACCGTCATGGGCGAACTGGCTAGGGCAACCAATGGCCTACCCAGTGGCCAGCGCATCGCCAAAATGAATGAGGCATTCGGCCTGTTGGGTATCACCGGAGCGACGGTGATTGCAAACACCGCCGCCGAAACTGAGAGGCTTTCGCAGGCCCTCATGAGTGCTGGTGGCACAGCAGAGCGAACGGCCAACCAGATGGACGCCGGACCCGGCGGAGTGTGGCGACGATTCACCTCAGCAATCGAGGGGGCCGCGATCGCAATCGGGACTGCACTGTCTCCGATGCTCGAGCAATTCGGCACGTACATCACCGATCTCACCGGAAGAATCACTGGATGGATCGCACAGAATCAGCAGCTGATCGTCTACGCTCTGAAGCTCACCGCTGTCGTGTTCACCGCTGGCGTGGCCCTGATCGCGACAGCAAAAATCCTGTCGTCTCTGGCTGTGGTGGCTGCGGCTGCCGGCCTGGCTGTGGCAATCGTCACGAAGGTTTTTGCGATCGCAACGGCAGCCGCTGGCCTACTGGGTTCTGCGGTCACTCTGATGTTGAATCCGTGGATTGCAATCCCGGTGGTTCTGGCGGCTGCTGGCGTGGCAATCGCAGGGGCTGACGTCAACCTGCAGGGCATGGCCAACACGATGCTGACGACGTTCACCCCGGCATTCCAGCAGGTTGTGGACATGGTCCGATCTGGTGACCTCGAAGGGGCTCTTGAGTTGGCCATGTCCTCAGCGTGGGCCGCTATTCAAATCGGATTGATCAACATCCGATCCGGGATGAATGAAATGGGCATCACGATTCGCGAAATCTGGGCTCAGTTGTGGAACAACATCACGCTGGCTCCGGCCTCCGCGGTGGCAATGATCCGCGACAAAATTCAGGAGCTGACCGACTGGGCAAATAGCATGGTGGGGCGTGACGTTCCGCAGCGAATCAGCAACGTCGAAAAACTGAATCAGATGGTCCGAGCCGAAGAAGATCAGCGACAGGCCGCATACGAGGCGGAGCGGCAGGCCTACGCCGCCGAGGTGCAGGCTGTTCAGCTCGAGCTGCAGACCGCAGTGGATCAGGCAAAGGCCCGCAGCGAGGTCTTGAAAAAGGACCAAAAACAGATCTCACAGATTGATCCGACCCAGCCCGGCGGAACCTCACCGGGCAACCAGCTGGCCACCCAGGTGCGCCGCAACGTGACCGCAGTTCAGCAAGAGCGGGCTGCATTCGTCGACGCTGTGGACAAACGCACGCAGGAGGGTCAGCGAGCGATCTACGAATCGCTGAATCAGCAGGCCGCACAGGACGAAACCACTGAGGCCGTGAAATCGCTCGAAGGGACGCTTGAGGATGAGTTTGAGCGGACCCGCCGCGAGACCCGGCAGAATGCAGTCGTGATCAGAGGGAGCCGCAGATAATGGCACTGCCACAGGCCAGACTTTGGCGCCGCGAACTCGCCCACCAGCGAGACGGCGAACTGACGTATCCTCAGGATGGCACGCCTGAGCGCCGCGTGACTGAATACTGGAATCTGATCTGCCTGACTGATCAGGCAGACATGTCAGAGGATCTCTGCGCCGCCCTGTTTCCGGATCTCTCCCCGGGCATCTACCGCCAAAACGGCTACTATGTCGAGCGGCTGAAGATCGAAAAACTCGCGAGCTCCGAACACTGTCAGGCGGTTGTGGAAACCGTGCTCCGCGTGGGCTCAGGCCGCGGGACTGTGTACGATCCGAATCCGCTCCGCCGCCCACTGAGGTGGGAGGTTGACACCGATTTTGAGGAGATCCCTGCCGAGGTTGACGGCGAGGGAAATCAGCTGGTCAACACCGCCGGCGAGCAACTGATCGGCATCGTCCGCGAAGAGCAGATTTTGGTGTTCAATGCCACGCGATACGTGACGCAGATACCGCAGTGGCTGGGGCAGTTTGCCCATGTCTGCTGCAACTCCGAACCAGTCGATCTGGATGGGTTCATCGCAGCCCCCGAGACGCTCAAGATGAAGGGCGTGAGGCTCAGCCTGCCACAGTACACTGAGGTGGATGGCCGCGAAGTGGAATACCGGGAAATGCCCCTGCAATTCCTGTATCGTGAGACCACGTGGCGGACGGAATATCTGAATCAGGGGCTGACGGAATACTTCCCGCCGAAACCCATTTACGCACCATGGGACCAGACGCTGATCGGCCAGCCGCGAAAGATCCTGGCCTACACTCAGGAGATTCGCCGACCAGCCACAGACTCCGCTGGTAAACAGGTGCAAAAACCGGTACCACTGAACAAAGACGGCAACCAGATCCGCGAATACAAGAACGTGGCACCGCCGGATCAGACACCGCAGTTTGAGTGGGTGCTGAAACAAAAACTGGACAAATCGGATCTCCATTTTGTGTCCTATCTGATCCCGCGAAAACTTGATTTCAACCTGTTGTTTACCTGAGGTGATACCCCATGCCACTGAATAAATTCCGCGGTGACGCACTGCCGCAGCCGAAGGTTCTCCGCCTGCTGTCTCCGGGTACTGCCGGACTGGTGGAGGTGGAGATTAGTTGCGGGTCCAGAGTGTTCAAATTCGGCACGTGGAACGCCTCGACGATTGCCCAGACGCTGCAAAATTCTGGCGCCCCGGAATTCGCCAGCATTGCATTCACTGCCGATGGGCAGGACGTTGTGGCCGCCGGTCCGGACGATGACGATTTCATCATTTCGATGGCTGTCCGCCCGACGGTCACAGTGAGCAACGATTTCGGGGCCACACCCGTCAATCAAATCACGCTGTTGAGTTTCAACGGGGCTCGCGCGGGTACGTACAAACTGACGATCAACGGCGTGATTACCAGTGCGATCACCTACGGCGATGCTGCTGGCCTGCTGACGGCAATTTCTGGAGCAACCGGGAAAGCAGCATCCGCAACAATCCGATCGTCCACGGCAGATGAAATTTACCTGGAGTGGATTGGCGAGTTGGCCGCCGCTCCGGTGTCGGTGGTGATGGACGCCACGACGCTGCAGAATGGCAGGGTGGTCAACGTCCGAGAACAGACGCCGTACAAAGCGGGACCGCATGACGTGTGGATGCTGGGCGTGGAGGCAAACGGCACTTTCACGCTGACGATCGACGGCAATTCTGCAACGGTGCGATCTGATGACGGCATCGCCCGCGTTCGGCAAATCGTCAAATCACTGGCGACAAACAACGTGGAGGTGTACGGCGGAATCCTGGCCAGTGGTGACGGGGTCCGCGGTGCGCATTATGTGCTGGATTTCACCGGCTACACGTCCGCCTCACGGCCCTCGATTTCGATCAGCAGTGTGGTGGGTGCAACGGCACTCAAAATCCTGAACAACCCGACGGCGCAGTTGTCGGTATCGACGGATTTCTCCGGCAACGCGAACCGCGGATACGCTGCCCATTTTCTGCTGGACTTCACGGCCGGCAACAGCATCACGCTGGAATATCAGGGCCGCCAGACCACAATCACAAACGCGGGCGGGACCATTCAGCCGGATTACAGCAACAGCACGGCAAACGCTGCCTATGCTGCTGTGGCTGCTGCTGCTGCAAACGCCCTCAATGACCTCAGCGACTTCAGCGACTTCCTTGGAATTGTGGGAAAGCACATCGGCAACGCCGAGACGTGGGGCGCCGCCTCCTACGCTCCGGGGTCATTCTACCACCCGCAGTTGGTGCACCTGATCGACAATTCAACGAACCTCGCAGCAGCTGCAATCGACGGCAGTTTGCGGCAGGTTGGTGGCACTGGCACGCTCCGCAAAATCAACGACGCTGGAAGCTCCGCATCGGGTGCCGTGCACGCAATCTCAGTGCCGGCTCGCACAAGCTCAGGAACATTCAAACTGACACTGCCTGAGGGTCTGACGGCCTCCATCGCGTGGAACGCCTCAGCCGCGACCGTAGAGGCTCAGTTTGATGGATTGATCGGGAGTGGAACATCAGTCACGGGATCTGGCACAGAGGCCAGCCCATGGCTGGTGACATACGCTGCCAGCCAGAAAACGCGAGTGTTGCCAGTCCCGACTGCGGTTGCATTGGGAGGCAATGGAACCGGGTCCGCCAGTGTGTATCGCAGTCACGTTGTGGCACGCACGCAGACCGCCACGATTGCTGTCAGCCGCTCTGCAGTCTCAGGTGGGTTTTATCTGTCCTTCGGGACCCAAGGCCCGCTCTATGTGGCTGTGGGGACGTCTGCCGCATCCCTGCGGACGCTGCTGGCCACGTTGCCGGCGATTGGCAGTGTGGACAACGTGGTAGTGACGTACTCCAGCGATTCCACGAGTTACCTGATTACGTTCACCAGTGGGCTGTCCAGCCAACTGCTGCCGGCATTTTCGATCACTCAGAACGC